AACATTATCACTACTATCACCTAATAAAATCTTCATTTGAAGATAATTTTGAGGTGTTACACCATATTCTTCTTTGATTTTTTCTGGTGTGTATATTTTCTTTTTAGTAGGAGAATATACTGTAATTTTATTATTCACAAGTTGTAAAAAATCTTGATCTGAAGACATTATAACAACATCATTTTTATCCTGAAATCTAGTAGCTAAATAACCAATAGTATCATCTGCTTCAACTCTATCAATAGCAACTAAATCAATAGGTAAACATTGTAAATATTCAACTAGTCTTAACAATTGGGTTTCAATAGAAGCAGATTCATCTTCTTGATTTAAAAAACCATCAAAATTTGTTATTCTTTTAAGTTTTCTATTACCTTTATAATCAGGGAATAAATTTTTCTTATTGTTAGTTGATCCTTCTCCTTCAAATACAATAATAACTCTTGTAGGTTGGATTTGTTTAATACCATAACCCATTGATTTTAAAAAACCTGTTAGACCACCAATATGGGCTCCTTTAGGATTCATATGATTTATGATAGCGAATGACCTTAAAAAAGTATTCATTGCATCAACTAATAATACTTTAGGTTGCAAAGCAGGATTTTTATCCTGCCTTGCTTTCCCAAGTTTATTTATCAATTCTTCAAAATCCTTATCCATTAATCAAAATCCTCCTCACCCATCATCGGTATAGATTTAGCACTTTCTTCCCAATCTGATTTATCTTCAACAACTATAAAATCTCCAGGGCCTAGAACATTTAACCATTCATCTTTATGTTCTTTTTTGTATTTATCTACTTCTTTTGGATCATCAGGAATGAAACCATGTACTGTTACAGTAACTGTTCCTCGGGTGGTAATACCAGTTATATGGTTTTTATCGCACATAATGCGTGTTCTTTTCGCGAATTCTACATCTTTCCCGTTCTTGGTCGCCTTAATCTTTGTTGTGCCCGAATTTGTGACATTTCCAAAAGTAACAATTAAACTAGCATCAAAAAACATTGTATCTCCTCCTTTATTACGCATACGAGGTTGAGACATTGGTGTTTCAGCTGGTGATACCCAAATCTTATTTACTACTACTAATGAATTAGTATATGGTGAATTTGATTTACGTGATAATATTACTTTCTGATTGATAAAATTACCAAATTGTTGTGACATAGCTCCAGCATTCCATTGTGGGTTGTTTTTGTTTGAATCTACTGACATTTTAGATGGAACTGATCCAACTGAATCCCATAAGAATAATAAGTCATATGGTAGTCTTCCTTTTTTCTGTTCATCTAATAAATCAGCGATAAATCCTGCTACATCTTCAATAGTTTGTAATGAGCCTCTGTCAACATAAACAAAAAATCCTTTGTAGTCTACAACTTCTCCCGTTGATTCATCAACTACTTCTTCCATTTCAAAACCCATTTGACGGGCATGGTCCCAATTCCATTTCATTTCTGTGATAATGAATACTGGTAAAATGCCCATCTTTTGAGCTGATACAGCTGCTTCAATAAGTGCAGTTGTTTTTCCTGTATCTGAATGGCCTCGAAGTAACGTGATGTGTCCCATTGGTATCCCTGGAAGAGATAATGTATCCTGAAACGCTGGACTTAAGGGGATCCATTTTTGCTCTTTGAATGTAACTGAGGTGTTACTCAGATTTTTACTGGATTTGAATGACTCTAGGTCAAAGTTCCCTTTTACAGCGTTTGAGACTGCTTCTGTTAGTTTCTTTTTAGCCATGATTTAGATTAGAATAGTAAATCGTCGTCTTCGTCTTCAACAAATGGTGATGATTTTGGTTTAGCTTCTGTAAATAAAGCATCAAATTCATCTTCATCAAATGTTGATTTCTTTTTAGGTGTTGCAGGTTCAGAATAAGTTGTTGATGGTTGAATGATTGGTTTTTCAACTACAGACTCATCTTCATCTTCAGTTACTTCTGCTTCTTGTTCTGGGTTTAGATAGTTTAATAGAACTTCTTTCATTTCCTCATAGTCATATTTTTTATAGAATGACATTAAATCAGGTTGTTCATTTAACCATTGTTTTGCTTGAGTAGCATCTTCAGACAATTGAGTTTGTTTAGTACGAGGACGTAATGTGGTTTTGTTGTACTTAGTACCGGTAACATCTGGTCCTACAGTTTCAACTAAGAAATCACGACCTTCATAAATGTCTGTAAAATCCCCAATATCCTCATCTGCAGCCATGCTCAACAAATCTTGATAAATTGCTTTACCAAACTCAAACCAACGTACACCTTTAGACTCTTCACCACGTACAATTACAGGCAAAAATACTCTCATTTTTGGTTCGATTGTTTTAGCAATAGACCAATTTTCTTTTTCACCAGTTTTACGAAGTTGAGAAGCAAATTCAACAATAGGATCTTTTTCACCCCAGTTTGTTAAAGAAGCCATAGTGCGATTAGCGATGTAATGAAAATACATCTCTTTGAATGGGTTTGACTTGTCAAACTTTGAAGGAACAACACGAATTTGTTGTTTTCCAACAGTAGGTTTCCAAAAACTTTTGGCCCTTTCTTCTTTGTTTTGTGAACTACTTTTACCTTTGTTTTGTAAAGAGTTCAATCGATTTTGAATAATTGATAAATCCATAATAAATAACTTTTATTTTTAATATAATAAAACTTTTACAATAAACCAATCAAAGATTGATTATCTTATAAATCCTTGTGTTGATGATTCTTAAATCTTCTCCTTGTGTTAATAATACACTATTTCTGTAGTTATTCCAATTTATTTGAAATGTTTTATCTAAAACACCATTATTTAATTGTTTAACTAAAATATTTAGAGCATTTATTGTGTATAAAGAATTAGATTCTTTTTTACGATGCAACAAAATAGTATTTTCTGGTATATGATCTAAAGGAGAATCTGTATCTATGTTATATGTTATAAGATATTCCTCTGTATCTGAAGATTCTAAAATAAATAATTTATTATATAATATAACATATTTAGAAGTAATACTAGCTATTGTTTCTGGTAGGTATATATGGGGAGTAAAACTGCAAAATAGTTTATTTTTCATGCTCTCAAGATCTGTACTACCAATAAATATGGGAATATTATTCAAAGTCATAGTTAGTTCCTTTTTTTAGTTTTGTTTTAAATCCTGTATATTCTAATAAACTTTGTATGTCTTTTACTAATTGAACTCCATCTTCTTTAGAAAAATCAATTAAAATAGAATCATATGTGTATAATACTATATTACTTTGTTTATCTTGTAAATAAGGCAATATTTTCTGTAATATTTCAACATTTGAAATTGTTTCTAATGATTGGATTAGATAGTTAAATAATTTTGACGGTGAAAAATCACCATTGTCATAAACTATTCTTCCGTTTGGTAAAGTGATTAATCCATTTCTTTGGAATTCATTCCATAAATCATAGGTTTTTTCGTAGACTTGTTTAAAGAAGGGTTTGTCTCTAAATTCTTTCCGAACCCCACCGTAGAGGTTTTGGAAAGTAATTTCTTTTGCTTGTTTTTCTGATACGTTGAGAATTTCTCCCAAATGTAAATAAGGGGAAGAATTGAATTTGTAACTAAGAAGATTACTAATAATACTTGGATGATAAGCGGTAAAATCATATTCTATAAAATAATCGTGCTGTGGGATAAATACCTTTCTAGCGCCATTTTCGCGGGGAAGCGCGGCGAAATTTATGTTATTGTGTGAGTTGGTCGGTCTTGTAGTTAAGTTGTAAAGATTATACGAAGAATGTATTTTATTTTTATAAATAGAATACTCATCAAAATTAGGTTCAAAGAAAAAATGAAACTTTGAGGGTGATATTTTTATACCTTGTTGTTCTATTTGCTTAAATACAGCTGTGTATTGATTATCAAACCATTCTTCTTGTTTTCCATCTAAAAATAATTTTATATGATCAAATATAATTTCCCATTTTTCTAAATGTTTAACAATAGGTATAATATTATTAATATTTTCTCTAAAATAATGTTCTCTATAAAAATGGGTATGAATAGGTGTATTATATTCGTTTACTTTAAAAGTTTTATTTTCTTTATTTAGAATTTTAAATTGTATATCAGTTATAGGTAAAGTAGCTGGTAAGAAATATAAATGAAATTTTTTATCTAAAACATGAATTATTTTATGGTTTTTGATAAATTCTAAAACATCATCCCATTGTAAGTTAAAAGTTTCACTATGATTTATAGGTAAAATATATCCTTTTGAATTTTTACATCTATAATAAACAGAACTAACATTAGTTAATTTAGGATGGAAATTATCATTTCCTGGAATAATTTGAATAAAACAACTATCATTTGTACAACATTTTAGTTGATTTAACTGATGTTTAGTCTCAATAATAGCGTGCATAACCTTTATTGATAATATAAAAAAAGGGTTGACTAAAGCCAACCCTTAAAT